CGGAACGGATCAGGGAATGGAACGGGCAGAGGAACCGGAGGACGGCCAGCACAGAGAGGTAACGCCGGAGCCGGTACTAAAACAGGCGGTAAAAAAGGGACTAAGTAAGTGAAAGAAATACAGATAAAATGCCAGGGGGCTGGAACACTCCCGCTTGAAAATCTTACACAATTCTAGGGCAATCTGAAAACCATCACACCGGCCAACCTAAAGAAATTGAGATCCCGAATAATTGATACGGGATTCGTTGCACCGATATTTATCTGGAAAAACGAGAAAATAAACTATATTTTGGATGGCCATCAAAGGATCTTGGCGCTGTTATCGCTGCAGGGCAAAGGCTATCATATTCCGGATTTGCCGGTTGCCTATATCGAAGCCGACAACGAAGAGGATGCACGAAAAAAGCTGTTATCCATTACCAGCACCTACGGAGATTTTAACCTGGAAGAGCTGCAGGGGTGGCTTGTTAAGGTTGACGAAGATATAGCAGATAGTTTGCGGTTCTTTGATAAGGAATTAAATTTTGAGCTGACAGAGGAAAAAGAAACCATCGGGGATGATGAGGTAAATGAGGAAGTTGAGCCGGTAACGAAATTGGGCGATTTGTGGGAGCTTGGAGAGCATCGGCTTTTGTGCGGGGATAGTACAGATAAAGAAACGGTTGAGAAATTGATGGATGGATGCTATCCCGATATTATTCAAACAGATCCACCATACGGAATGAAAGCTGTTTCAAAAAGTGGCGTGCTTTCAAAAACATACAAGAAAGACATTGTGGGAGATGATAATCCAGATGTGGCAAAAGACGCGTTTAAACTTATTTACGAATTATATATAAATTCAAAGCATGTGTGGTGGGGAGCTAATTATTATTGTTCCGTATTGCCTGACTCTGAGTGTTGGTTAGTCTGGGATAAAAATAACGGGGAATCAGATCAAACAGATTGCGAGCTTGCGTGGGGTAACTTTAGAAGTGTTGTTAGGCAGTTTACAATGGCATCGGAGAAAACGAACAGGGTTCATCCAACACAGAAACCAGTACAATTAATTGAATGGATATTCAGAAGATTTAAACTAACTGCGGAAACAATAGCAGATTTCTTTGGTGGCTCTGGGTATACGATAATAGCAGCAGAGAAAAATAATAAAATATCATACACGATGGAATTTGACGGGCATTTTGTTGATGTAATAGTAAATAGATATGTTAAATGGTGCGAGAAGAATAGCAGAACACCTGTAATTAAATTAAATGGGGAGGTTTATAAATGGCCAGACCTAAAACATACACAAAAAAATACCTCAAAGAGGTCGCAATACTCATAGATACATACACCGACAGTTCAGCAATTCCTATCCTCGCGGAGTGTGCTTTTGAACTCGGACATCATCGACAATTTTTTTACCAACATGACGATTGCCCGGAGTTTTTGGACGCTGTAAAAAGGCTACTGGCAAAAAAAGAGTTCAGGCTCGAGGTCGGCGCACTCTCAGGAAACTTAAACGCTTCTATGTCGATATTTTCCCTGAAACAAATGGGCTGGAGCGATAAGCATGAACATACACTCCCAGGAGGCAAAAACGGGAATGGACCAAGTAAGATAACTATCGAATGGGAATAGACTTATGTCAAAAGTGAAGCTGTTAAAACAGTATAAGCCATTCGCAACCGAACATTGGCGTTATAAATGTGTATACGGTGGCAGAGGGAAGGGAGCGACCTGGCAATATGCCCGGCTGTTATTATTGAGGTCGATGGAAGATAAGCTCCGTATGTTATGCACCCGTGAATTCCAGAACTCTATTGCAGAATCGGTATATCATGTCTTGGCCTCTCAAATAGATTTATTGGAGCTGCCAGGATTTAATGTCAAGGAACATGAGATTATTTCCCCGACAGGTGGACAATTTATTTTCAAGGGATTAAAACGGAATATAGATTCGATAAAATCTACAGAGGGAATAGATATATGTTGGGTAGCAGAGGCCGACAAAGTACCACAGGATTCATGGGATAAATTAACCCCGACTATCAGAAAAGAAAACAGCGAGATTTGGATTGACTTTAATACCGATCAAGAGGACGATCCAATATACAATATGCTGGTGAATAACCCGCGGCCGGATGCGTTGGTTATGTTCCAGAATTACCGGGATAATCCAGAATTCCCGGAAGTTCTCCGGGCAGAGATGGAGTATTGCAAGGAAACTGATTATGAGAAATATACTTGGGTTTGGGAAGGGAAAACCCGTTCATTCTCAGAATCGTGTATATATCATGGGAAATGGCGGGAGGATGATTTTACCACACCGAAGGATGCAGAGTTCTTCCACGGGATAGACTGGGGCTTTGCAACAGATCCCACGGCAGCGATCAGGTGTTTTGTCAAGGATCAGAAGTTATTTATCGATAGGGAGTGTGGGGGAGTTGGCATAGAGATAAACGATTTGCCGGAGCTATTCACCCAGATCCCCACCTTGCGGATGTGGACATCGAGAGCGGACAATGCACGGCCAGAGCTTATTTCTTATTGTTTCAACCATGGATATCCACGGATGCGGAAAGCGAAGAAAGGACCCGGCAGTATTGAGGACGGAATAACCAAGATTCGAGGGTTTAGGGAGATCATTGTTCATCCTCGATGTGTTATGACTATTGATGAATTGAAGAGCTACAAATATAAGAGAAATGCGTTGACAAATGAGATTTTGCCGATACCGGAAAAGAAAAATGACCATTTTTTGGATGCGTTACGCTATTCATTAGAGCCTTTAAACAAGATAAAAGCAAAGGTCGGAGATAAACGGCTAATCGGCCTATAGGAGAATATTACTATGATTACATTAAAAGAAGGAACCGAATTAACCACGGCGGTATTAACAAAATTACTCGCTAAGAGAGTAACCCATGTTTCAAACCAGAAGTACTATTATGGGTTGCAGACTATCCTTGATCGAACCATGACCGATCCAACAAAACCGAATAACAAGCTGGTCAATGCAAACGCGGCCTATATCGTTGATGTGAATGTAGGGTATTTTATGGGGCAGCCAGTTTCTTATACTTCAAAAAAAGAACCCTATATGAAAGCAATGCAGGATATTCTTGATAACAACGATGAGCAGAACGAGAATGTACAGCTTGCAAAGGATTGCTCTATTTGTGGCGTTGGGTATGAGCTGTTATATCTGGATGAAGAGTCACAGGTACGATTCCACAGGATACCGCCGGGCAATATGATACTTGTATACAATACCAAGATAACCCCAGAACCTTGGGTCGCTATCAGGCTCTACACTTCGGGCGATGATGTAGTGTATGCCGAGGTTTACGAAAAGACAATAATAAAACTCTACAAGACAGATTCAGCTTTTAGCAACTTGACTTTGGAGAGTGAAGAAGAGAACAAATTCGGGGATATTCCCGCCGTCGAGTTCCTGAACAATGAAGAGGTTCAGGGTGATTTTGACAAAGTAAAAACCTTGATTGATGAATACGATAAAGCTGAATCGGACACGGCCAACGATTTTGAGTATTTTACGGATGCGTATTTGCACCTTCATAACCTTGATTTGGGTACTCAAGAAATAAAAGAGTTGAAAGAACAAAGAGTTTTACAGACAAATGGAGAGGCGGCTAGTGCTGTTGAATGGGTAATTAAAGATATTCAAGACGCTGCTACTGAAAACTACAAAAAACGGCTTCAAAAAGATATACAACTATTCAGTAAAACTCCGAACCTCACTGATGAAGCATTTGCCGGGAATCTTTCCGGTATTGCCCTATCCTATAAACTGCTTGGGATGGAGTGGACAGCAACCACCAAGGAACGACAGTTCAAACTTGCGCTGCAACGGAGAATAATGCTTATAAACAAAATTCTGGACATCAAAGGGGCGAAATATGATTATCGCGATATTCAGATGAAATTTACCCGGAGTATTCCGCAGAATGTAGCAGAAACAATTGATACATTGATTAAGTTATACGGGAAAATATCAGAGGAAACATTCCTTAATCAGATTCCATTTATTGACAATCCAGCAGATGAGATTGTAAGGATTGAAGCTGAAAGAGAAGATATAACCAAACGAATAACTCCAAATGGCGAAGTAGATCTTGATGTTGAAGTTGATACTTCTATCACTGGTGAAGCGGGTGCAGTTGGTGAGGGAACCGATATTGTGCAGCTCAATGGCGCACAAGTAACCGCTGCAACGGGGATAGTAGAAAAAGTTGTAGAGGGTGTTTTCCCGAAATCAACCGGAATATCTATGTTAGAAGTGCTTTTTAACATGAGTACTGAAAACGCTCAAAAATTGTTTAAAGCGGTAAGTAAATGAACTATAAGAAGCTAACCCAGGAAATGACAGCGCAGGAAAAATATATCGCAACACAATACCGGGTTGCGCTAAATCAGACCCGCGCCAAGCTCGCGCTCGTATATGAAAAGCATGCTATAAACGGGGTGCTTACGTATGCGGAGATGGCAAAATATGGCCGCTTAACCGCCTTGGAAAAGGATCTGATGGGTTATTTTACGAGCAAGAATATCGGCGTCGTTTCCTCTCTGCGAATACTCCCGCGGAAAACCCTGGACACGATGTTTAAAGATTTTGCCTATCAATTCGATACTAAATATACTATCCGGCTTTCCTGGTCGATGA